GGCAAAAGGAGACCAACGTTGGCCTACGCAATGAGACTCTCAAGTCTTTCGGCGTGAGTGACAACATGATCTCTGCTCTGGACAGAAACGCCTTCCGGCCAGAGGTCTTAAGCAAAGCACCAACCTATAGTGACAGTGAAATCGCAGCCCTAGACAAGGCCAACGTTGCGTGGAGTAATCTTGGTGCCAAAATCGAAATGGCTGTCGGTCATTTCAATGCCCTGCATGGTGGTCAGTTAGTCAAAGACATTTCGATGATCACCGACAAGGTCTTAGGTCTTGCAGAATCGTTCTTAAGGCTTGCCGACAAGTTGGATCTATTCAAACAGATCGGCAAAGTATTTGAAGGCTGGGGGATTATCTTCGACAAGATCGGAGAGGGTGCAAAACTCCTGGAAGCTCTCACCAGTAAAGACCCGAAAGAGCGCGGCAAGGCGCAAGGCAAAGTCGATGGTTTCATCGACACGGCCAGTGGTGATGTAAAGGCGATCGCTTCGAGTCTCTTCGATAGCTTCAAAGAGACAGTGGCAGAAGTCATCAAACCAGGGGGAAGTGCAGAGCCCGAAAAACCAACAGGCGCCGGCAATAAGTTCTCACGCCCTGGTGAAACGGTAGAAGAGATGATGCGGCGCAAGGGCTATCAATTGCCTGAAACCGGAAACGTCGATGACGCGCTCAAAAAGCATGGTTTCTTGCGACCAGAACAGAGCGCCCTGCCACCACCAACCGATATTGCGCGACCTCCTGGCGCTCCTGTAGCAGCTCCTCAGGCGGCTCCTGCTCAGAATATCAACGTAAATCAGAGTCTCAACTTCCAGACCGATGGGTCTAATGCCAAACAGGTAGGCAGTGACGTGAAAAAAGCGGTTCGTGACGCCTTTCGTCAAATGCCCGCGCAAGCACAGGGGAGCTGAACCATGCCCAATCTTTCAGCATTAGCACCAATCACCACCGCGGCTCAGGCACTTTCAAACCTGATCCTTGCCACGCCTGGGACGACCCAAGGTTATCAACCGCAGAACCCGCCAAATGCGGACGGTACTCCTTCAACCGCGCAACAACCACCAGCATTTCTCTTCCACTACGAGGGCGAGAATTCGGCGATGTTCGAAAGTGATATCACCGATCACTATGTGGAAGACAACACGGCGATCCAAGATCAGATCGCATTGAAACCTGAGATGGTGACGACAGCCGGTTTCATTGGTGAACTGAATAACGTCACCCCGACAGCATTGAAGCCAATCAAATTTGCCGCCGACAAACTCACCGTGGTTGGAAGTTATCTTCCCGCAATATCGGTGACAGCACAGATCGCCTATAACGAAGCATTTCTTCTCTATCAAACAGGATCGACGCTGATCAACAGCGCGGTATCGGCGTGGAACTCTATCAGTGGTGCTCCTGGTCAAAGCATAATCAACGGGCAAGGACTCACCACCCAAGGCACGCAGAACAAACAACAGAGTGCTTTTCAACAGTGGTATGGCTATTGGAGAAATAGAACTCTGTTCACCATTCAGACACCATGGGCTGTGTTTCAAAACATGGCAATCAAATCACTCCATCCTGTGCAAGATGCAGAGACCGACGTGATCACAGAGTTTTCAGTGGTGTTCAAAATCATCCGAACGGCGAAGACAGCATTCGATATTGGATTGGCGAGCACATTTCAGACGCGTGGCAAGACTCAGTCTAGCGACGCATCTGATCTTGGTACGTCAGCACCCGTCGCCTCGATTGGTCTAACCGACGGTCTCACGTCTATGGGAGTTGCATAGGATGTTTCTCATTCAACGTGTTACCAGTAACCCACTTCAAAAACAAGTCCTAGTGCTGGAAGACGGTACTGCACTTTCTTTGACCCTTTACTTTCGCCCAATGCAGTACGGATGGTTCATCGAGAACCTTACATATAAAGATTTCGTATTGAATGGTGTTCGAGTCACCAACAGTCCGAACATGCTGAACCAATGGCGCAACAAATTGCCATTTGGTCTTGCATGTTTTTCAACGGCCAACCGCGAGCCAAGTCTTCAAGAGGACTTCTCTTCGCAGGCCTCGAAGCTTTACATTTTGAATGCCGCCGAAACAGCACAATATGCGGAGTTCCTAAGCCGTGGATAAGTTCGGACGAAATTATGAACTCTATATTCAAACTCAGGCGGGTGATGTTCTTGTCGTCAAATTGCCGTTCACGATCGAGTTTGATATCACGCGCAACACGCTCACTTCGGCGAACGTGTGTCAGATTCGTATTTACAATCTATCGCTTATCAATAGAAATCAGATTCGATTCAACGTATCCAATTACGGGCAATTTCGTTCCGTTCTTCTTAGAGCTGGCTACGGCACTAATCTCGCCACTATATTCTCAGGCAACATATCTCAAGCGTGGTCGGTACGCGAAGGCGTAAACTTCATCACACAGATCGAGTGTTACGACGGCGGTTTCGCCTTTGTGAATGGTGTTACGAATCAACAATTCCCTGCCGGCGTCCCTCAAGAAACGGTCATTCGCTCGCTCGCGAGTTCTCTTCCAAACGTGAAGATGGGAGCTATAGGGAGTTACCCTGGTGTTCTGTCACGCGGCAATACCTACAGCGGAAACACGGCCAATATATTGAGTGAACTTACCGGCGGCGGATTCTTCGTGGACAATGGAAAAGCCAATGCCCTAGGGACAAATGAATATATTGCAGATGTGGGATCTATCGGGATTATCAACTCCAAGTCGGGACTCCTCGGGACACCAGTTCTTGAGCAGACGATCGTCCGGTTTGACATGTTGTTTGAACCAAGTCTCAATGCCGGTCAGAAGATTTTCCTAGACAGTCTCACCGAGAGCAATTTTAATGGTCAATATAAGGTCACAGCAGTGAAGCATCGCGGGATGATATCTGGCTCGGTAGCGGGTTCAGTTATCACCACGGGTGAGTTCTTCTACACCAAATTATTAACGGCGGCATTCTAATGGCGGGCACTTCTTTTCCACAGAATCAGGTTCCAAATGATCCTTCCCTGAAGGACTACGCCGATCTGTTGAAAAAAGACATTATGCTGAACACCAACTGTCACCACTTGGCGACCGTTGAATCGTTCAACCCACTTACTCAGACTGCTACGGCCACGATCAATTACAAGAAAACCTATTTCAAACCAGTGTTGGGGACCGATGTTTATGAGCCCTACCTTGTGGACTATCCAGTTCTTATAGACTCGCCGGTAATCTTTCCTGGTGGTGGTATAGGAGCCATTACGTTTCCCGTGTCCAAAGGTGATGAGTGCCTGGTGCTATTCAACGACAGAGATATTGATAATTGGTTCAACGGAAGTTCTTCAAGTCCTGTTGCCACACCACGTCTTCATTCCTTTTCTGATGCATTGATACTGGTTGGTGTTCGTTCCCTTGCAAATGTCATAACGAACTTTAGTTCGAATAATATCGAACTAAGAACCAAGTCAGGCCTTTCAAAGGTTGCTGTAAACGAATCAGAGATCATGATCGATGTGGGTGTGGCAGGCATCCAACTCACAGTATCTTCAGAAGGTAAGATCAAAATCACAAACCCGAATGGAGAGTTCATAGCATCTCTTCTTCAACTTCTTCAAACAGCCTTCACGATCACCATGCTAGGAAACCAGCCGTTGGTGTTCGATCCTGTAACGCTTGCAATCGTGGAGAGCTTCAAAGATGGCCCTTAATACTGCATCTGCTGACGCCCTTGCTTCTTCTATCGTGACAGCTCTTGGCCTTACTGGAGATCCAGCCACTCAGGCACTCGTTCACTGGAAGGCCGTAACAAGATCATTCTATGCAGCACTTGTAACTGATGTGATCGTGAATGCCGGCGTCGTGACGAGTGTCGCAGGCGTCACACCAGGTGGCGGTGTGTCGGGACCAGGCGCCACAATACCGGGGACAATATCATGAGAGTCAGAGCTATTGATGGGACACACGATTGGCAATTCGGAAAAGGTCAAAACGACTACCGAAGAGACAATCTTGCAATCTCTCAGAACATCAACACACGTCTCAACTCTTTTCTGGGTGATTGTTTCTTCAGTACTGGTGAGGGTATCGACTGGTTCAATCTCCTCGGAAACAAAGATCAACTCGCTTTGAACCTCGCTATCTCAGCAGTCATCTTGAACACCCCAGGGGTGACGGGCCTTCTTCAGATATCGGTAGTTCTAGATGTGAAACGAAATCTTACGGTCACCTATCAAGTTCAAACTGTTTACTCTAGGGTGTCCTCAACCTTTCAATTCGATGCAAACGAGGTAGGATAACCATGCCTAATTTATTAGACGCTACAGGCCTTCAGGTTCAGACTCGCGCCGAACTTGTGACATTCTTCACGGCTCAATACCAACAGATATACGGACCTGATATCAACCTTGGATCAGACACACCCGATGGACAGATGATGAATATATTCATCCAGTCTATCTTGGATCTTGAAGATCTTCTCATGCAAGTTTACAACCAGTTCGATCCGGATAATGCCGTGGGGAATGTCCTGGATCAACGCGTGGCGATCAACGGTATCCAGCGCCAAGCGGGAACGTTCACCATCACACCGATCACCCTGGTGGTCTCTCAGTCGATCAATCTTTACGGTCTTGATCAAGACGTGCAGACTGTCTATACGGTATCTGACAATGCTGGAAACCTATGGCAGCTTCAGAACTCTCAGCTTGGTGTTCTCGCGGGCTCCCACGTATTTAACTTCCAAGCAGCGGCTCCTGGTGCAGCACTCACCGTTCCAAACACGATTACTGTCCCCGTGACAATCGTCCTCGGTGTGACGTCTGTTAATAACCCAACACCTTACACCACGCTCGGCATAAACGAAGAGACAGACGCTGTCCTCAAGGTTCGCAGGCAGAAGTCGGTGTCTCTCGCTTCTCAAGGTTATTTGGCTGGCCTGCTCGCAGCCCTTAGAAACATCAACGGCGTCACCTCGGCGTTCGTCTATGAAAACACTTCAGCCATCACCAACAGCGACGGCGTACCGGGCCACTCTATATGGGTTATCGTCGCTGGTGCCGGTGCCAATGCCGACATCGCGCAGGCCATCTATACGAAGCGAAATGCTGGTTGCGGCATGTTCGGCTCCATCTCGTTTGTCATCACTCAAATAGACGGCACACCATTCACCGTGTTCTGGGACACGGTCATGGTGCGAAACCTCTTTATATTCTTCCAAGCCACCTCCATCAACGGTGTCGTACCTCCGAACGTTCAAGCAATCCGTGACGGCTTTCCGGCACTTTTCACCCCAGGCGTAAATGAAGAAGTTAACATCAACGGTGTAGCCACGATCGTCCAACAGATAGACCCGAATACGCTGGTGACCCAATGCCTTTTGTCGCTCGGTGAATATCAGAATTTAATTCTAAGTGGCGTGCCAGCAAGCGGATCTTTTGTCATCAAATATGGTGGCGCCTCTTCAGCCGCCATCAACTGGAATGATGATGCGGCCACCATCCAATCGAAGCTTCTT